AATTAAAATTTTCCACATTTAATTCATTGGCCGCGAAGTTGCTATCATATTCGAAATGCCAAACTCCTCGCTCAGTTTCGACAATCGCTGGGGTTAAGCGTCTAAAGTTCGCGGCATCTACCGTGCTCACGCCCCACTCCATGCAATCTGTTCTGAGTTTCTCATGATCGACTTGAATGTAATCTACAGGCTTATTTACATTTTGCTCTATCCATACTTTATTTTTCGTCCAGTAAGGCGCTTTCCCACCACCATGTAGACCAAAACCTAGAATATCAGAGAGAGTGTTGCCAGGCCCGTCACGATCCCTGTACGCGTATACGCAATATTCATACTCATACGCCATGTAAAAAGCTTTCCTTAGCGCCACCAAGGAGTCCATGTACCTCTCTAAGTTCGCAAGGGAAATTGCTTCTTTCACAAGATCCTTAACTGCGCTTTCTTTCAGGATGTCGGTAAGAAAAATTTCTTGAAGTTTTGAGCCTACAACCTTTTCAAGTAAGGCATCAGCGAATAATACTGCAACGTTATAATAGTTAACGACCGAAGCTGGCTCAGACAATTGCCCGTAGTGCTTTGATATTACGCGCTGCTTATTCAAGGCCTTTATAGTGCCGGACTTTACTACAGGTACATTTAATCTTTTCAATTCGCCTAGCAATTCGTCAAAGGATTTCGACTCCAAACTTTTTTGCTCATTTGCGTCTAGTTCGTCCAGGGCAGCTAGGACAACGAGCTCTACAAAATCCTGAAGCATAATTATTCCAGCAGTGCAGGAGTGTTTATCCCCGGAATTCACCAGTGATTTAGTTTTCCTAAAAATTGACTTTGCAACTAGCAGCGTATTTAGCGTAGATATTTTCATGTGAACTCGATACGTACATTAGTGACTTCTCTGTACCACAAATCGATCTCGAGTGGTGTTCAAACCACCCGAAACCTCACAGGCCCGCCAACGGTTGGCTAGTGTCGGCTAGGGGCTAAATTGGCGCCAAGATAGCCGCTGAGGGGATCTAGCTTAGGCTCAGCCACATCATAACGACGATAACATGGGGGTATTTACGGGGGTATCAAATAATCTGGGGCCAGGGCAGTCCTTTATATATTGGTATCTCCGTGCCTTCTTGACATAAGTAAAAAGAACGCAAAGAGCACCATTGCTGCGGCGATCATGCTCACGGTGCTGATCCGTAACTGGCGCCAGTCAGCCGAGTTCATCATCCTGGCCCCGACGATCGAGGTGGCGAACAACGCCTACGCGCCGGCCCGCGACATGGTCAAACACGATGAAGAGCTTTCGGCACTGCTGCATGTGCAGGATCACGTTCGGACGATCACCCATCGTGAGTCCGGGGCGACATTGAAGGTGGTGGCCGCCGATCAAAATACTGTCGGCGGGAAGAAGGCCGCCGTCGTCCTGGTCGATGAGCTTCACCTGTTTGGCAAGAACCCACATGCGGCCAACATGCTGCGCGAAGCCACCGGTGGACTTGCGTCTCGGCCCGAAGGGTTCGTGATCTATCTCACGACGCAGTCTGACCAGCCCCCGGCGGGAGTGTTTCGCGAAAAGCTCCAGTACGCCCGGGGGGTGCGTGACGGCACGATTGTCGATCCGAACTTCCTGCCGGTGATCTACGAGTTTCCGAAAAAGATCCTTGAGGCAGATGATCATCGCAAGCCCGAGAATTTCTACATCACCAACCCGAACATGGGGTACTCGGTTAGCGAGAAATTCCTGATTCGGGAAATGAAAAAGGCGGAGGAGGCCGGTGAGGCGGAGGTGCTGGGCTTTATGTCCAAGCACCTTAACGTCGAGATCGGCCTCGCGTTGCGCTCAGACCGGTGGGCAGGCGCTGATTACTGGGTCGGCGCAGCAGAAAAGAAGCTCACCCTTGATGATGTGATTGCCCGATGCGACGTCATCGACATCGGGATCGATGGCGGTGGTCTGGACGATTTACTGGGTTTCGCTGCGGTGGGCCGGGACAAACGAACCCGAGATTGGTTGGTTTGGACTCACGCTTGGGCGCATCCCTCCGTGCTCGAGCGAAGAAAGGCAGAAGCCCCACGCTTCCATGATTTTGAGAAAGACGGCGACCTGACTCTGTCAAAGCGAATCGGCGATGACGTGCTCGAGGTGGCTGACCTGGTTGAACAGGTGGAAGAGTCGGGCCTGCTGGACAAGGTCGGCGTCGACCCGGTCGGGATTGGCGCGATTTACGACGCGATGATCGAGCGCGAAATCCCTCCGGAAAAGATTGTCGCCATCAGCCAGGGCTGGAAGCTCGGCGGGGCGATCAAGACGGCGGAACGCAAGCTCGCCGAAGGCGGCATGAAGCACGGCGGCCAACCCATGATGGCCTGGTGTGTCAGCAATGCGAAAGTCGAGCCGCGGGCGAACTCCATCCTGATCACCAAGCAAGCCAGTGGCTCGGCCAAGATCGATCCCTTGATGGCTCTATTCAACGCGGTGACCTTGATTTCTCTGAACCCCGAAGGCCGGGGCAACGATGACTTCATGGCCGCCATTAGGAACCCGATCATCGTATGAACCCATTGCACGTATTCATTCTGCTCGCGCTGTGCGGGTTCGGTTCGGTCGTTGCAGGCGTTTACGTTCTGCAAGGCTTGGGCTGGGCGCTAATCGCCGGAGGCGTTGCGTTACTTCTGCTCGCTGGATTTGTGCGCAAGGGGCTGATCAGTGACTAAATCATTATCGGCCGTGCTGGGCCGCGCGGCCCGCAAGCCGAGCGCATCGCTGGGACACACCCTGAACGAATGGATCGGTCGGCAGATCGGCTTGGGCGACGGCGGCTTCTGGGGGCAGTTCCTTGGTGGCGAATCCAGCTCGGGCAAGAACGTTACGGTCGACAACGCTATGCAGCTCTCGGCGGTTTGGTCTTGCGTCAGGATCATCTCGACGTCGGTGGCCGGCCTGCCGATGGGTGTGTATCGACGCGAAGCTGACGGTGGACGCAAGGATGCCCGGGACTTTGGCCTCTATGACATCGTGCACACAAGCCCCAACGAGGACATGACGGCGTTTCAATTCTGGCAGGCGATGGTTGCCGCCATGCTTCTACGCGGGAATGCATTTGCGGAAATCTTGCGCATAGGTAATCGAGTTGTCGCCTTAGATTTCCTGCTACCGAGCCGTGTCGATTTGGAATTGGATGCGGATGGCAGGATCACCTATTGGTACCGCCCGAAAAAAGGTGCCCGGCGCCAGATCCAGCGTTCGAACATGTTGCATATCCCGGCGTTTAGCCTAGACGGGCGTGTTGGCCTTTCGGCCATCCGCTACGGCGCTGATGTTTTCGGCGCTGCAATGTCCGCGGATGATGCCGCGAATGGAACGTTCAAGAACGGGTTGCTTCCCGCGGTGGCGTTTAAGGTTGATCGCGTGCTCAAGCCAGAGCAGCGAGAAGAGTTTCGCGATTATGTAAAGCAGGTGTCGGGGGCTTTGAATGCTGGGCGATCGCCAGTGCTTGAGCAGGGCATCACGCCAGAATCCATCGGGATTAATCCCGTGGATGCTCAGTTGCTCGAGTCCAGGGGTTACAGCGTTGAAGAGGTGTGCCGCTGGTTCGGCGTTCCGCCATGGATGGTGGGAAAAACGGATGCGGGCAGTAATTGGGGTACCGGGCTTGAGCAGCAGATGATTGCCTTCCTGACCTTTAGTATCAGTTCGATTACCAACCAGATTCAGCAGTGCGTTAACAAGCGATTGTTGACTCCGGCGGATCGCGTTTCGTACTACGCCGAATTTTCGCTTGAGGCATTCCTGAAAGCCGACACCGCCGGGCGTTCAGCCTGGTATAGCCAGATGACCCAGAACGGCATCATGACTCGTGACGAGTGCAGGGTAAAAGAGAACCTGCCCCGACACGGCGGCAATGCAGGCGTGCTAACAGTTCAAACAAACTTGACCCCCATCGACAAGCTGGGCGAATCCACCGATGGCCAGGCCGCACAAACAGCCTTGAAAAGCTGGCTCGGCCATAAGGAGTAACCATGGCACTGAATATCAATGCTCGCAGTTTCAACTGCGAGCTGAGCCCGCGCGCGCTCGATCTATGGAACCCGGATCTGCGCGCGGCGCTGGAGGCCGGTACCGACACCATTACCATGTACGGCATTATTGGTGAGGACTGGTACGGCGAGGGCGTCACCCTCAAGCGCGTCGACGCAGCGCTGCGGGCCATTGGTGATAAGCCGGTCACCGTTTATATCAACTCGCCAGGTGGCGACATGTTCGAAGGCATCGCGATTTACAACCGCCTGATCGAGCATTCGCAAGAGGTCACCATCAAGGTGCTAGGCCTGGCCGCTTCGGCGGCATCCGTTATTGCCATGGCAGGCGCCAAACGCGAAGTTGCCAAGACCGCATTCCTGATGATCCACAACTGCTGGACGTACTTCGCTGGCAACCGGCACGCCATCCGCGAACTGGCCGACACCATGGAGGAGTTCGATCGCGCCATGATCAGCTTGTACGCAGACACCAGCGGGCAAAATGAAGCTGCGGTAGAGAAAATGCTCGACGCCGAGACCTACATGAACGGATCGAACGCCGTCGAGAAGGGATTCGCTACCGGTCTTATTTCCGCAACCGAGGTTGAGCAAACGCCAAGCGAAGAGGGGGCGCAGGCCCATTCAGCGCGCAAGCTTGACGCGGCACTGGCGAAGTCCGGTATGCCTCGCAGCGAACGGCGAAAGCTCATTTCCGAAATCAAGACCAGCACGTCTAGCACTGCTGGCGGCGACACGCTTCGCGCTGTCGTGCCGGGCATGCCCAGCGCTGTCCTTGATGTATCCGCGTTTGAAGAAACCGCAAACCAGGCGTCAGCGCTTCGAAGTTTGTTCCCGAGCCGCTGAGCGGCTGTAACCGCACCCGATTACCTACCGCCCCTGTGGCGGTTTTTTCATTTCTGAAAGGACCAAAAAATGCCAGCTCCGGATTATGCTCAAATCGAAGCCTCCCAGAAGCAAACCCAGGCCGACCTAAAAGCTGTTGGCGATCAAATCAAAACCTATGCTGAGCGCACCGAGAAGGAAATCAAAGCTTCCGGTGAGATGCAGGCGGAAACCCGTGGCAAGGTGGATGAGCTGCTGCTCAAGCAAGGCGAGCTGCAAGCCCGTGTGCAGGAGGCCGAGCAGAAGCTGGTCAATGCTGGCAAGCTGCACGAGCCAGAAGTGCAGCAATCTGCTGGTCACCTGGTGGCCGCCAAGATGACCGAAGAGGGCGTGACCAGTTCGTTTCGCGGCTCGCGTCGAGTCGAGGTTCCGCGCGCCGCCATCACCACTGCCACCGGCGGCGCCCTGGTCGCCCCTGACCGCGTCGGCGTGATTATTGCCCCTCAGCGCCGCCTGACTATTCGCGACTTGGTCGCGCCGGGTACCACTGGCAGCAACGCTGTCGAGTACGTCCGGGAGACCGGCTTTACCAACAACGCGGCGATCGTCGGCGAAGGCTTGGCCAAGCCATACAGCGATCTGACCTTCGGGCTGGAGAACGCGAACGTTCGCACCATTGCTCACCTGTTCAAAGGTAGCCGCCAGATTCTGGACGATGCCGCCGCACTGCAAAGCTACATTGACGCACGTGCGCGTTACGGGCTGCTGCTGGCCGAAGAAGCCCAGTTGCTGTATGGCAACGGTACCGGCAACAACCTGAACGGCATCATTCCCCAAGCTCAAGCGTACGCCGCGCCGGCCGGAATCACCGTGGCCGCCGAGCAGCGCATCGACCGCATTCGCCTGGCGCTGCTGCAGGCGACATTGGCTGAGTTCCCATCGACCGGCGTGGTTCTTAACCCGATCGACTGGGCTGCGATCGAACTCCTGAAGGACGGCGATGGTCGCTACATCATCGGCAAGCCTCAGGACGGCACCGCACCTCGCCTATGGAACCTGCCGGTTGTTGAAACTCAGGCCATCGTCCAAGACCAGTTCCTGGTCGGCGCCTTCAGCCTTGCCGCGCAGATCTTCGACCGCATGGGCATCGAGGTGCTCATCTCGACCGAGAACGACAAGGACTTCGAAAACAACATGGTCACCATCCGTGCAGAAGAACGCTTGGCGTTCGCCGTGTACCGACCTGAAGCGTTCGTTACTGGCGACCTGACTGCCGCTTAATCCCCAATTAAAAGGCCACCGCTCGGTGGCCTTGCTCGTTTAGGAGAGATCGATATGGCGCGTAATACTTCAAGCTCGCCTGCGGAAAATGACAATGTCACTGATACGTCTGTGGCTGTATCTGCCGCTGGCGGAGCGGCTACTGACAATGCAGGGCAGGTTATCCCCGGCGACTCTACTGCCATGGGTATCGCCGCGCTCGATGTGCGTGCGATCACCGCTACAAGCGTACAAGCGTCGGACAACTCGATCATGATTTACCCGCTGCGCAGCTACCTGGACGGCAAAGAAATCCGCCGCCGGGGTGGTGCCGGTTATCTTTCGCCGAAGCATGACGCGACCTCGCTGATCGCTGCCGGCCTCGCGACTGACAAAGATCCAAAGGCCTGATATGAGCGCCATATCGACCGATGAAGCAATGCAGCATTTGCGTGCGGAGGAAGACGATCGTGCGTATGTGGAGTTGCTTCTGGCGGCAGCCGAAGACAGCGCGGCACAGTTTCTGAACCGACGCTTTTATTCGGATGAACTGTCGCTTGCTGCAGCCGTGTCGGATTGCTCTGCTGGCAGCAAGCCAATTGTCATTAACCCATCCATTAGCGCGGCGTGCCTGCTGATAGCCGGCAGTCTCTACGCGAACCGGGAAGATGTCGTCGTCGGTACGATTTCTTCCGAGCTACCCATGGGGTCACGATCGTTGTTAACGCCATATCGTATTGGCTGGGGGGTGTAGTGAGAGCAGGATCCTTGCGTCATCGCTGTGCCATGCAAAAGCCGGTGCGCGTTAAGAACTCATCTGCCGGCTTCGAGGTCACTTGGGCAGAAGTCGGCAAGCTTTGGGCTGATATCGCGCTGCCCACCGGACGCATCGCCCCTGTTGCTGAGCAATTGAAGGCGACTGTGTCAGCTGAAATTCGCATCCGGCCCCGCGCGGATGCAGTCGCCGGAAATCGCCTGGTGCATGTGGTCGGCGGTATCGCCATGACCTACCTCATCGAGGCGGTGTTGCCGGATAACGCCCGCTCGATGCTTCGGCTCCTCTGTTCAAACGTCCCCAATCCTTAGAGGTGAACCATGAAAGTAATTGCATTGGGCAACCTGTCCGGCGCCACTGGCGAAAAATTTAAAGGCGAGGAGTTCACTGTCGATGCCAAGACAGGTGCCGAACTGGTCAATCGCGGGCTTGTTCGCGAAGCAGTCGAGTCGCCGGTGGCCAAAAAGACCGAAGCAGCAAAGGAGTAATGGTCATGGCTGCTCGCCGCTCGCGCATGTCCGGTGACTTCAAGTTGCGGCGCACATTGCGCAACATTCACTTGAAGATGGATAACGAATTGGTCCCGGCGATGCAGGAGTCAGCGGACCAAATCCTCACCACCATGCGGCAGTTGGTGCCGAAAGATACCGGCACCGCTGCGTCTGCTTTGAGAACCTTCGTTTCCAAAAGTGGCCTGGATGCGCAGATCGGCATCCGAGGTAAAAAGGACATGCGGCGGTTTTTCTATTTGCGCTTTCTTGAGTACGGCACCAAGGGTTACAGCGGCGCGCTTTATCGACGGGCTGATGCCAACGCCGTCGGCGGTGAGCACACCAACAACCGGGATAAGTCGCAACTCAAGGGGCGCCGCAATGCCCTGAACCAGCGGCCTACCAAGAACAAAAGTGATGGTGGTCACTTTTACGGCAATTACCCGGATATACCGGCTCGGCCCGCACACCCATGGCTACGACCTGCAATGGCCGTGAATCGGGAATTTGTCCTGGCCAATATCCGTGCCGCCGTGGCCAGGACATTGAGCAAAGCGAGTGAGGGCATTACCGATGGCTGATCCGTCTGTTGCACTGCAGGAAGCGCTGGTCGCGCGACTGGAAGCTGAGGTTTCGTGTCCTGTGTACGACGGTGCTCCGATGGATACGCCGATGCCTTACATTTCGTTTGATCGCGAAGTCTCGGTGAATACTCGGCCCATCTCCGGCCGTAAGCGCGAAACCCGGATGCTCTACCTGTCGGTTTGGTCTGATGCTCACGGCCAGGCGGAAGTGAAGCGGATCAACGGCGAGATCGTCGCAGCCTTGGACGAGCGCCGTTTACCGTTGACGGTTGGCCGGGTTGTCTCCGTAAGGGTTGAGCAGGCCGACGCTCAGCGCGATGCGGATGGTGTCACCTATCAAGGTTCGATCGCTGTTCGCGTTATCACCACTCATTAATTTAAATCCGGCCGCCTCGCGGCTTTATCCAATGTGCCTTTGGAGGAACCCCCATGGCCGATGACAACCTCAATACCGCCGCCGGCTGCCGATTCTCGATCGGCAGCAAGAACGGCGCCGATACCGAAGCGCTCTACAAGGCGGACACCTATGTCGAAGTCGGCGAGATCGAAGACCTGGGCGAATTCGGCGACACTTTCAGCTCCGTGAACTTCACGTCCCTACGGGATGGTCGTGTTCGCAAATACAAGGGTACCGCCGATGCGGGCGACCTGACGCTGACCGTGGGCCTGGACAACGGCGACCTGGGCCAAGCCAAGCTTAAAGTTGCCCACAAGGATCGCAGCAAAGGTGACTACAACATCAAAGTCACCCTGAACGACGGCGATCCTGATGCAACCCCGGCCATTCTTCCGACCACGTTCTACATGCGTGGCAAGGTCATGAACAACACCGTCGCTGCCGGTGCCGCTGACAACGTGGTGCGCCGCAATGTCACCATCGGCATCAACTCCGACATCCTTGAAATCCTCCCGACATGACCGGTGGGGCTCCGGCCCCAACCTTCCAAGGAATTGATCCATGAGCAAAACCCTGCACGGTACGACCACCATCACCCTGGGAGATGAGAGCTATGAACTGCTGCCAACGTTGGCCGCTGTTCGCGCGATCGAAGCGCGCTTTGGCGGATTGCGGGGCGCAGCCCAGGCCATCACGTCGCTTAGCGTTGAGGGCTGCGCTGCAATCATTGCTGCTGGTGCTGGCCTCGCTGGAAAGCACGCTGAAGCGGTCGAGGAACAAGTGTGGCAGGCGGGTGTGGTTGAAGTATCTGTTCAGCTGAACAGTTACCTGGCGGCGCTGTATAACCCACGGGGTACAGTGCCGGGAAAGGAGAAGACGGCGAAGGAGTAAGCGCTGTCGAGGACGGCAGCTACGTCGACCGGATGTACGCGGTGGCCACGGGCTGGCTGGGGTGGTCGCCCGAAACTGCGTGGCGTACGCCGCTCCCCGAGTTGTTCCTAGCGATGGACGCGCGGATCGAGTGGGCACAGATGACCAACCCCTTTGGCGGAAAGCAGTCCGGTCCGAAGGAAAAGCCAAAGCCGTCGACCGTTGCGGCCAAGCTGCGGCAGGCGTTCACCGGACGCGAATCGAAATAATTGATAGAGTTGAGGCCCGCTCAAAGAGGAATTGAACGTGCTGAAATTTTTAACCGTGACGGTTGCGTTAATTGTGACCGCCGGCTGCGCCACCAGTCCAGTGCCTCCAAACGAGGCAGATCCGGTACCAGCCGACTCCCTCTACGGAATGCAGCGATCTACCAGTCCTGATGATGCGCGAATCGTGTTTACTAGAGATAGCGGCGCTTCATGCATGCTCTATGACTTGCATCTTCACATCGACGGAGAGAAGGTTGCATCGGTTGGAACGTCAGAGACAGCTACTTTTTATCACCGTCCCGGCCCGGTAATGCTTGGAATCAAGAGCAACAGCATGTGTGGAGGTGGCGGTTTACAGGAGCTCGCATTGGACTTGAAACCGGGCTACTCCTATCAAGTCAGGGGTTACAGAGGGATGATGGGTGACCCTGGGCTGTCGCTCTCCGGTCGACCACCTTATTTGTATAAATCTGGCGGCAAATGATGCCGCGTTCTGCCAGATGATTGGCCAAAATTAGAAGACAGCGAAGAGCCCGGACTGCGCCGGGCTTTTTTGTGCCAGGAGAAAACCATGGCAGACACAGATGTGCAGGGGATGCTGGTTCGCATTGAGGCAACTACTGCACAGTTGCGTCAAGAGATGGCGCGGGCTGACTCCAGCGTGGCCCAGGCGTCCGGCAAAATCGATAAGAGCCTGGGGCAAGTAGACGAAGCCTTTGATCGTGCTGGTGAAAGCGCCGAAAGCGCCGCTGGATTGATCAAGAACGCCCTTGGCGCGGCAATTGGCGTCGCAGCCATCGGCAGGATTGTAGAAGCGGCAGACTCCTACGGACAGATGTCCGACCGCATCGGCATGGCTACCAGCAGTGTCGGCGAATACGACCTGGTGCAGCAGCGCTTGCTGGAGACCGCGAAGCGCACCTATCGCCCGTTGAGTGAAGCGCAAGAGCTATACATCCGGACCGCTGACAGCTTGAAGTCGATGGGCTACAACACCGGCCAGGCGCTGGATGTGATGGACAGCTTCAGCTTCCTGCTGGTGACCAATTCGGCGACGGCAGACAAGGCCAGCTCAGCCATCGACGCCTATTCGCAAGCGCTGCAAACCGGCAAGGTCGAAGCTGACGGCTGGCAGTCGATTCTCGCAGCCATGCCGACAGTGGTCGACACGATTGCAAAGTCCACAGGGAAAACAGCCGAAGAGATCCGCAGCCTTGGGGCACAGGGTAAGCTCAGCCTGGATATTCTGACCGAAGGCCTGCAGAAGTCCGCAGAGGCAAATGGAATATTGGCGGACAGCATGAGCATCGCAGTTCGCGATGCGGTGCAGAACCTCTCGAACGCATTCACCGTCTACATGGGCAGGCTGAACGAGACAGCTGATTTCACAGGCGTCTTGGGCAGGGGGATTAGTGCCCTAGGCAACAACTTCGAAACCTTGGCAGATATTGCCATTGTTTCGGCTATCGCTGCCTTGACCCGGTACGGGGTGAGTTCCGCGAATACCGCCGCCGTGGCGACGTATGCCGCATTTAAAGATGCTGCCGCACGAAAGGCGCAAGCCGCGGCTGTTCTGCTCGCCGCTGAGGCCGAGCAGCAGAAGGCCCGGACCTCGGTGGTTCTGGCCGAAAGAGAGGCCGTCGCGGCGCGTGGCACAGCGGTACAGACTCAAATGTCGATCCAGTTGGCCGAGGCCAGGATGGTGGAGGCGCGTGCAACGAGCGCCGTAGCTGTCGCTCAGGCCGGATTGAGTCGTACCAGCGGCGTGATTATGGGCGTCCTTGGCGGGCCGTTAGGAATTGCAGCGCTCGCCATTGGTGCGGCCACGGCATTTCTGACGTTGCGTGATAACACCAGCGTGCTGGAGGATAAGCTCGGTGATCTCGCCGACCCTATCGATAAGCTGATCGAGCGCTTCGGTGCGCTGAATCGGGCCACTCAATCGGTCACGCTTCGCCAGTTGAAGTCGGAAATCGACGACATGCAATCTCGCCTCGGGCAGAAAGCCGGGGCTATCGCTGACCAGTTCGAGAATGATCTCCGGAACATCGGTGCTGCCGGCGCCGATGGTCTAATGACAGGGCTGGCACCGCTGCCGGCGGAGGCGCAGAGCGCACTGGAACTGGTGCGCAAAGCTTCCAAAGATCAGGCGACCGGTATGACTGTCGACTGGAAGGCCGTCGCTGACCAGCTCCGTGTTATGCCTGGTGTCACTGAGTCGATGGCGCAGGCCATTGAGGAAAGCCAACGCCCCGTCACCGAGCTATCTGCGGAGCTTGATAAACAACGAGCGACCTTTGCGGCCCTGACCGGCGAGACTGACGAAAATACGCGTGCAGAGCGCGGAAACGCAGCCGCCAAAGCGAAAGCGGCGGGTGTCGGCCAGGCATACCTCGATCAACTGCAGAAGCAACTCGGCGCCGCTCAGGACAAAACCAGCCTGGATGCCGCAAACCGATTCATTGAGGAAAACACTGACCTCACGGAAGGCATGATCGTCGCCATCCGTTCGGCTGCTGCTGCCAAAGACGCCCAGAAAGCGGCGGATGATGCCGCAACCAAGGCCTCAAAGAAGAACGCCAGCGAAGGCGAGTCAGCCGCCAAGCAGCAACTCAAGTCGTTTGAGTCGACTGAGGAAAGCTACAAACGTCAGATCGAGCTGATCAACACCACTGGCGAAAAGCAGAAGGATGCCACCGAGGTGGCGAAGCTCTCCTTCGAGCTGCAGGAAGGCAAACTCGGCAAGCTGACCGAGGAGCAGAAAAAACGCCTGCTGGGCATGGCCGCCGAGCTCGACGCGCTGAATAAGATCAAGAAGGCCAATGAAGACGACCTGAAGCTGACGGCCTTCAAGGCGGCGCAGGCCACTGGTACGCAGACCACACAGGACGGTTTCGATCAGGAATTGGCCGGCATCGGCATGGGCGACAAGGCCCGCGACCGGATGCGTGCGGATCTGGCGCTTCGACAAAAGTACGCGGCTGACTTGGCCAGCTTGAACGAACAACGCAACACCGGACAGATTTCGCCAGAGCTCTATGCCAGCGAGACGAAAGTTCTGCAGGATGAGCTCGGCAAGCGGCTGGCTGCCCAACAGACCTACTTCAGCCAGGTGGATGCCGCCCAGTCCGACTGGTCAAACGGTGCGTCGGATGCACTGCAGGACTACGTTGACCAGGCTGCTGATGTTGCCGGCCAAACCAAGCAAATGTTCACCAGTGCCTTTAGTGGGCTGGAGGATGGCATCGTCGACTTCGTTAAAACGGGGAAGCTGTCCTTTAAGGATATGGCTGACTCGATTATCGAGGACTTGATTCGAATTCAGGTTCGGCAAGCCGCTGCCGGTTTCCTCAGCAGTGCATTCAGCGCATTCACGGGCTGGGGGGCTGGCAGCGGAACCATGACCGGCTTCAGCGAAGGCGCGATGGTGGCCAACGCCAAAGGTGGTGTCTACAGCTCTGCGAGCCTGTCATCGTATTCTGGCGGTGTCTACGACACACCGCAGACCTTCGCCTTCGCCAAGGGCGCCGGCATCTTCGCGGAAGCCGGCCCCGAGGCAATCATGCCGCTCACTCGGGCGGCTGATGGGTCGCTCGGCGTTCGGGCCATTGGTGGATCAGAGGCGTCAGCAGCTGAATCCGCTGCAATAGTGTCCGTTGGCGGAATCACGCAGCACATCACCGTACAGGGCAATGCTGACGAAGCCACGCTCGCCCGTATCCAGGAGGCGGCGCGACGTGGTGCCGAAGGCGGCTACCAGATGGTGCTCAAGGACCTCAAACAAAACGGCCCCGCCCGTCAGCTAATCAATCGCCGGTAAACGGCTGTAGGAGTACTTCATGGCTATCGCTTGGCCGGCTGCGTTGTGGCCGTCGCAAATGACCTGGGGCATGGTCTACAACAACCGGGCCTTCACGTCGACGCTGTCCAACGCCCAGCAGATCATGGGCTATCCGGGGGCCTACTGGTTGTGCACGCTCAGCTTTGATGGCCTGTTTGATGAGGACGAGCGCGAAGTAACGGCGCTGCTGGGCCGCCTTCAGGGCATGTTTGGGACGGTGAATATTC